CAGTGTCATAAGCGAAGTAGTTTGCATAAGCACCAGTTGTAGTTGCGACATTTATCCACATCGAAAACGAACCAATGTTGACATCTATATTATCGCTGGGTATAGAGACATAATTAGTTACACTGAAATTCGTAAAAGCCCCGTCCGTAACATCATTATGGTCAGTTGTATGAGTAACTCCATATACCGTAACATTTCCAGTACCTGTTGACAGTGGATCGCTGTCATCTTCAGAACCAGCCAGAAATGCCAGCGTACCACCTGCTGATATTGGACTGAATGTTACTGTTGCTGTACAATCCTCGCTGTCTGTGTTCGCTGAATATGGCCCAGTTCCTGTAACACAAGAACCTGTTACCGATGCCTGTCTGTCTGTATCAGGAGTCACAGTAAATGAAGCATCCGCTGTCAGACCAGTATCAAATCCATCTACAGTATAATCTGTTGAGTCATATGTGATTTTGTCTGCACCATTCCCATTGACCAGGTCCCAAGTAAACGTGTATGAGGTGACTGTGGAACCGAGCCAAGCTTGCATTTCAGCTTTAGTCATTTGAGATAATGTTACAAAATCATCTGATACAATGATTTTGTTTGCAACATCCTCTTTTTCAGAGTCGAGTGATTCAAACTTATCGCGCAATACATTTTTGTTCGCAGCGTCTGTGTTGTCATCCCAAGATATAGAATCATATGCAGTGTTGTCTGCAACTGTTTCTAATATCTCTATATCTCCACTACCAAGAACAGTTTCGCTGTTTAAGGTTTTTATGTTCGTGCCAGATACAAGGGTGTCTTGCTTACCAGATAAAGCTGTAATGGTGATATCGTCAGGCACCTGAACATCAGTAACAGCACCTTGCAAGTCCTGAAGATCAACAATAGCTTCTACATCAGTTTCTAAAGAAGAAATATTTTGCTTTAAATCAAGAGCATCATCTATTTCTGTTTCTGTATAAAAAAATCCTTCAAGATATGTGGGTAAATTTGATAAACCAAAATAGTTATTTTCTGTCCCTGCTCCATTCTCAAGAAATACTTTCTCTGTTCCATCTAGAGTAGTATCTTCTTCATACCCTTGGCTTTCCCAAGTTGCCAGTACAACAGAAGGGAAAAATAGAAAAAGTATAAATATAATTAAAAATTTTTTCATTTATATTACTCCAATAGGATTTCCATTTACATCTAATATTTGATTATTATTTACATCTAGCCAATAATCCCCTTCTATTACTTCAGCTATAGTTATTACACTATAAATAGCAGAATAAGAATCAGGCCCAGAAATAGAAGCTGTTACAGTGGTATCATATTCTGTACTGGCATCCCTTCTAGCATATAAAGTATCTCCAAATAAATAAGAAATAGAAGTGTCCCAAGTTATTAAGTCATTGCTTATTTCACCGTCTGTTATTGTATATGTTCCTTCCACCAATGGTTGAAATCCATTAGAAACAACATCTGTATCATTTGGATTAGCATTTTTATATCCAGGATATATATTAACTCCTCCAGAATAATGCATTGCCACTATTCTATAATATTTGGTATGCACATTCATAAAATCACCAATTAAAAGAAATATAAGCTAATAGTAGCAGTAGCATTTACTGTTGTATTTCCTGAAATGCTAATTGTTAATCCACCTACGAACACAATAGGAGATGCTATTGTTAATTCTCCATCAGCAGTAAGAGTGCCTGTTGCTATAATAATCCCATCACTATCTTTTATTGTAATTGTTAAAGTGTCGGGAGCAGTACTTCCCATTTTTACTCTTACAGCAGAAAGTGCTCCTCCAAATTCACCTAAAGATTGATCTGAAATAGCGCCTGCTGGAGATTGAGCATTAAATAATCCACTCTTTTTCCAAACAGGTTGGCTTTCTTTAGATACCTGTCCCTGTATTAATTCTTGTGTTGTAAATAATGCCATCTAGTCTCCTATGATCTTTTAATTCTTAAATTGCATGAAAGAATTGGTCTTCCTTTTTCATCTTCGCCTATAGTTAATATTTCAGTTAATTTCCAAATCAATATATAGTTTGTTCCATTAATTTCTATATTTGATACTTCATGAAGTATTTCAGTGATACTCCACATTAAAGAATATGCTTGTAAATAATTTCCTATTTCTGCTCTTGTTATAATCTGTACAGTTGGATTATATATATTAGATGGTTCTGCTTCATATCCTCCAGTATCTATTAAACAAGCTAACGTTCCACTCTTTTCAGGTAGTTTAAATCCAAATAGGTTATCTCCCATAGTCAACGGTTGATTTGAATCAGCATTTAATACTAAATAATCAGTTAAATCTTTTATAGGAGAGTTCATATTCAAACCTTAGCATACTTAATTAATGTCTGTATTACTTGTTTTTTAGTTTCCATCACTGCTTTTTCTAAAAACTTATTTTCACCCTGATTAAAGTTATAAGTAGCTGGCATTTCATGTACATATAAAGCGTAATAAGCTGAATAGGCCACTATCCCTACTAAATCCCAATCACTTCTACCTACTATGCTTTTTCCTTCAGATATAGCTTTTGAATGATTAGAGCTAAATATAGAAGAATCATCTCCACTAAAAGAACCAGAAGGATTATCTGTTGCTAAATTAGTTACCATTACAAAGCAACTGCTTCTAAGATTTCCAAGATCAATTGAAGTCTTTTTAACTGCATTAGCTTTTATAATTAATCCTGAAGCATATAATCCTCTTTTAGTTCCTAATTGTTGTTTCTTGATTGCTTTATTTAGATTCTTTAAAACACCATCTAATCCCTTTAATCGTTTCATACTAAATAAACCTTTCTTAAAAACTTCCTTGCTAATTTATCTGGTATTTTATTAAAGGATTTTATTGTTAATGCGCTATTAGTTTCAGGATCTTGATCACTACTTAAATCAGTCAAACTTCCTAAAAACATTCTACCTTCTATTTCAAAGTCTGTTTCAGCAAGAATATATGACCTTGATATGTGTTCTTCAGCGTTATTATCTACAAACTTTTCCTGACTATCCGTCCATCTAACAGCAACTTCAATAGGAGAATTATATGACTTTCCTCCCCATCCATCATCTAATAGAGGTGTCCAATATACCGCTGTTTGATTTAATATCTTTTTAAGATTCATCGTATTCAGGTTTGTGATAATTTACCATTGAGACACTAGCACTTTTCTTTCCACCACCTTCCGCTATTTCCCCAAGTGTTCCAGAAGTATCTAATAGAATAGCCATTTGCCCGTATTGTGTATTTTTTAGTCCTATTCCAAAAGAACCAGTATATGTGAAACCCAATACATCAATCTTTTCTGTTTTAACTCTCTGATCCTTTACAGAAAGAACATGTGCAGCTAAATACTTTTCTATTTCTGTTAATACTTCATCAGACAATCCTTTATCTTCTAAATATCCATCTACTAACATAGTGGCGGTATTTATAAATGGATCTATTTCCCCAGTCTGTAAAGTGGTATCTATTATTTCCAATACATCTGCTTCTGTTACTCTAGCCATTTACAACTCCACTTCTATATAATGAAGGATCTATAAAAGATCTTAAAAGTTGTTCATTCTTTTTATATTCAAGTCCAAGAAAATCTGTCAATTCTTCTATGTGTTTAAAGTCTCCATTAATTACTAAAGAAGGCCAAAACTCAATTACATCTAATTTAGCTATTTTCATTTCTTCAAATCTTCTTTTATGGATATCTACCCATTTAATCCAACCTTCTTTATTTTTGTAAGCCCTCATAAAAGAAGTTCTCATACAAGAATTAGCTATGTCCTGAGCATTACGTCTTACAATTACCCATTTAGCATTAGGAAAAGCAAGATGCCACAAATACCAATATAGACAAGATTTAGCTCCTTTATAAAACCAATCCCCATCTATATACCCTTGATGTTGAATAATAGATTGTATTCTACTTCTCCATTCCATTGCTTCTCTATCATTAACTTCAAATACTTGTCTTTTATTAGGTAGAGGATTTTGTCCTAATGGATCTGCTCCAATCTTTCTCAAATATGCTTTTACTAAATTCTGCCTAATTTCTTTATTCTCAAACATTCCTTTTTGGTTGTTTTTATTCGGCCCAAACATATCTCCGCCAAAAGCACCACAAATATTTATAATACCTGCTGTCATAGAGGTTCCTGAACGGGCACAACCTGTTATTAAAATTGGATCTTTCATAATTTCCTCTACATGGTTATATCAAAAAACAATAAAACATCTGGAACACATTCATATATTGTCCCATATTTTAGGTATTTCGAAAGGTCTTGGTTTTCCATGAAACAGAATAACTCTAGCATCTCTAGGAATATTTATTCTACATTGCTTTTTGTATGAATAAATTCCAGATAATTTATTATTTAATATTTTAGGTACAATTCCATTATCTAATAAATACTTAATAGTATAATCTTGTTCTCCTTGAAGTCCTTTAATAGAATCAGGATAAGTAAAGTTTTTATATATATCGGAAAAGTCGCTGTTGTGGGCCATAATTCCGCTTGCATACTTATTTCTAGGGTTAAACCCTTTAATCATCCAAAAGTCTTGTGGTGACGATTCTAAAGCTATTTTAAATAAAGGATCTAAATTGCCTTTTATTACTGTATCTATTCCTGTGATTACCGTTGGGCCTATATTTCTAAATACTTCAGGAACAGACCACCATCCAGGGTAATTATTTATTAAAGGAATTGTTTTTATTCCTTCTATTTCAATATCAGAATAACAAACAAATCTATAAGGAATGGATGTATATTGTTTTACCTGTTTTGCTAAGGCTTGTACATGTCCAGGTAAATAGTCTCCTCCCATTTTAAGAACACAAGCAAATGTAGGAATCATATAAATTCCTTTTTAAAATTATTCCCATACCATGCTACTTCTACCTTTCCTTTTATTTCCTTTCTTAATATTTCAGTTTTATCTTCATTTAAAATAACTGCATTTCCATCATTCTCATAACAATAAGCAATTCCCAAAGTAGTGTCTGCTGTATAACAAAATAGAATTTCTTTATCATCTACAAACACTTTACTTCCATATGCTTGTTTATTATATCCTGGATCATATTTATGTACTGAAAGTCTCATATCATCTGCTCCTTTGGAACCTTTCCTATTTTACAGGCTCTTCCATTCTCTCTTGGTCCCCAAATCTCTCCAGCAGGGATGTCTTTAGTTACTCTTGTGCCAGAAAGAATAAAAGCATTTTCACCTATTCTAACTCCAGGACAAATTAAACTATGTGCTCCAATCCTTACTCCATTTCCTATTACTGGACCTTCTATATTTGGTTCCATTCTCCCTAGTGCTGCTATTTCCTTTTCATTGCACATGGTAACTCCAGGACCAATAAATACTTTGTTCCCTATAATAGCTTCTGCTGTTATATGAGTATTAGATTGGATAGTGGTTTGTTCACCTATAATAGTATTCTTTTCTATAGTACAATTGTGCCCTATAATAGATTTAGCTCCTATCTTTACATTGTCTCTAATAACAGTAAAATGATATATGTAAACTCCTTCCTCTATTTCAACTCCTTTATCTATCCAAGCGTAGTCACTAATAAATGCATCCAACCAAGAATAGGTATTCACCCTTTTAAAATTAGCAGGAATTAGCATAGGTCCTCTAATGGTTTATATTCAAATATATCTTTCAATCCACTATTAGGAGTTGTTGTATATATTTCTAATCCTAATTTATCAGCATCCTTTTTTACTTTTGGCCAATATTGCAAAAACCTAGAATAATTATCTATTAACTGTCCTGTTCTTTTATTTATTCTCTTTCCGTAGTCGTCATGCCAGTGAGTTCTTCCATTTCTTTTATCTTCTGGCAATTGGCAGTCAAACCCAATTAAAACTACCCTATCAGCACCAAACCACCAAGCTACATTAACTGCACTAGCCCCACTATTTCCATTCCAAGCTATATGGGTATTCTTTTCTGTATAAATACCTGACTGAGCGCCACGCCCTATATAATTTACATTTTTATATCTTCTAGGTTCTTGTGCTTCTGCACTACAAGTTAAAATAAGTCCTTTAAAACTGTTTATATTAGGTAATTGGGAAGGATACCATTGTTTGTCACCATACCAACAGACATCAATCCAATTACCTAATTTATATGCCTGATTTACGCCTATTACTCTTTTATTATATATTAAAGATAAATCCTGATCTAATAGACTTGGACCACCTCCTAAAATGTAAACAGTAGAATTTTCCCACAAACAAGGAATTGAGAAGAACATTACTTCTTCCTTGCTCTACGTTTCTTTTCAATTGGATTTCCTGATGCTAATGCTTCTGCTTCTGCTTTCTTTAGTGTTTTTGTATTAATTGGTTTATCTGGATTCTCAGGATTAATTACATCATACCAATTGCTCTTTTCTCGTTTGACTACTACAAGATTAAAAGGAATGTTTTTATCTTTTTTTACTTCTTCAACTACATCTACTAGTTTTCCATTTTCGTCAAATTCACCAAGACAATTATATTCGCCTAAATGATTTCCCAATATAGATTTAGCACAGGTAATAGTATCATTTGGAGTAAGTCGTGTTCTTTTTCCTTCAAAATGAAAAGTATGACTTCCAGTCTGTGGTTTTTTAATCCATCTATATAATTTCATAGATCCCTCTATTTGTTGCTGGTTAACTATTGGGAGTATATTTCAACTCCCAATTAAATTAAGACATTACTGTAATCCCGCAATTACCTGATTGATCAGAACGAATCTGTGGAACCATAATAGTCAACACTTTAAAGTTAGTAGTAAAACCGCCACCTTCCTGCCATTCAACAGTCTGAATAGGGAGTCCTTCTACCATACGAACTACATCAGAGGTCATCTGTACAAGTATCAAAGTATCGTCTGCAAGTTTATCAGCAACTTTTACATCTTGAATACCTGAAATCTCAAGAATACGCTGGCGAATAGTTTTGTCAGATTCAGATTTATAATCATCATCCAATACAGTCTCATAAGAAGTTGGAATATAAAGAACCCAAGGACCATAATGTTTAGAATCAATAGATGATTGTTTCATTTCCCGTACATCATCAAGAATCTGCTCACCAGTTTTACTAGAGGCATCCCAATTAGCTGTGAGAGTTACTGAGTTTTTATTAGGATAGTCAGTATATCCATAAAGAGTTCCTCCACCATAAGTATAGGTAGAAGCACCATTAAAAAGAATGTCCTCTACCTTCTCGGATACCTGACGAGCTGCTAGTTGAGCAGTAGTAGTATCAAGTGGTTGTCCTGTAGTACGTGAAGCGTTCAAGGTACGGATATTGAAACTGAAGTCCTTATGAATAATAGGGAGTGGCAAGTACTTCAGGTCATATTGTGGTCTATCTTTCTGGCTTTGAGTTACCGCGTCCATAGTAAGTTCAGCAGCAGTAATTTCAGAAATGTCCTCATACTCAAGAACGGTCTTACCAAGTCCATTTCCAATATTGTAGGTAAGATTACGTGCATAAAGATCAGCTACACCAACAAGCCTTTCTTGTGCAGTATAAAGTACCATATCATCCATCTGCTTCCATTCATCCTTTCGGAGAGTAGCAGTGTTCATAATAGGAATAGCAACAGCTTTACCATTTGCAATAGAGGTCATATAACAACGACCATCGTTACCAATATAAGGCTTTAGAATACCTGTGTGCATTCCACTCGCAAGCAATTTAGAAGATACTGGTCCTGTGCCTGCTCCATTTTTAATCAGGTCCATTTGTACATTTTCTTTCATATTTATTTTCTCCATTTATTAATTGATGTTATTTAAATTTCCTGATTAAAGGATTTCTACAGCACAACGTCCAGAAGGATCTGCTCCAGAAGAACCAGACATATCACATGCTTCAACTGCAATAGCAATGGCAGACTGGTCAGTTGATTCAGAGGAGAGTTCCTTTAGTGTTCCATCTCCAGCACTAACTAACTTGTCCCCAATAGCAATGTCTTCGCCATCTGCTATAAGCGCATTTACTTCTTCACCAGCCACAAACACATTATACTGGACCATAGATCCAAGAGCATATGCTGTAGCAATAGTCCCACCTACCAGATCATTCTCTACAGCAAAAGCACGTTGAGCAAGTCCACCACCTGTACTATGTACTTGTACTTTGTCAGCAGAAGTAATTTCTACCAAATGTCCAGGAGTAATAGCACCTGCTGCCATTCTCTCCTTTCGCATTCCTAGTCCTTTCAATACGATTGTTTTAGCGTTACCCATTAGTTTTTCTCCTATCTAATAGAAAGTATATATTTTTATTTTTCGTTAAAATTTAAAGTAAAAGAATCGATTCCTGGCTTATTTTTTACCTAAACTAGATGACAAAGTAGCAGGAACATATGGCTCCTC